CGTTCTTTGTCCTGCTGTTACTCCAACTGTTGTAGCACCTTGTTGAAACGGATACATCACACTTGCTAAAGTAGAAGTAAACCCTCGACTAAAACCACTATAATCTGATATCGCAACCTCACCGTCTGCTGTTAACTCACTAGATTTAAGAGTTAAAGTGTCGCTCAGTGCGTTTGTAAAAGTTAATTCTATCATATTAAGCCAACTCCCATGCTATTATATCATCCTGAGTTTGAGATTCTAACATTCCTTGAATATCTGCTAAAGTCGCACCTGTTTGATATGTATTATTGTTGTTTATTGTGACACCGTCTCCTGGCATTAATCCGCTTTTTCCAGATACTCCGCCAATGAAGTCGCTTATTCCTTTTGCGCTAAGTGGAACAACAGCCTCTGGGTATGCTCCTTCTCCTATTAATGCAATGGTAGCTTTATCTACGATACCACCTTTGGCTAGGCCGCCTCCGCCGCCTCCGCCTCCTGCCCCAGAAGGGTCTACTACTGTGTCTTTTTTACCTGTTCCCCAGAAGTGTTGCCATTTTTTCTTAATGATGGCTGCCCCTGATTTCCAATTGGACACACCTGCGTCTATATTACTTTTGAATCTATCCCATCTGGTTAACATTTTTCCAGTTTCATAATCTAGGGTGTTGCTTGCTTCCCCAAGGTTTTGTTTAACTGCTGTAACGATTCCTTCGTAAGCCTCGGTTGCAGCATTTTGTTGAGCATTATACGCTGTCTCAGCATCTGATAACATTAGTTTATATTCTTCATCAGTTAGCCCATTGATAGCCTTATGAGAATCCTCTATAGCGTTTAATTGCGCAGCATAATCATCGTCTGATGCTTGCATTGCCTTATCTCTCGCTGCGATTTGTTCTACCAATAAGTCACTTGCAGCTTGTTGCGTTATCTCTTTTTTAGTATAATTCCAATGATCAAGTAATAGTTGCTTATCTTCAACATTAGTTGTTAAAGACTGAACCGCCATATCTTGCGTCATGTCTGTAATTCGTTGTATTTCTAATTGTTCCTCTAGAGTTGCCTTTCTGTTTTCTTCATATATCTTTGTTTGTATAGCCTGTATAGAGGCTTCATTTTCTTCTATCTTTGTAATCTTTTCATCGTAACTTGATTGCAACGCATTTAATACTTCTTGTCGTCTCTCATCACTCATATTAGGATTTAAGTCCATACTTAGTATCATTGTTTGTGCTGCTTTTAATCTATTCATATAATTAGTTTCTATATATGTAGTAACATCTTCAAACGTTCTTTTCATTTCTGCAAGGTCTTCTTCACTAATAAGCCCTGTTATTGTAAACTCTGCCATAGATTCATCTAGCGCTTTCATCTTCTTAATGAAAGGAGCTATTTCTTCTTCTGATAACGAACTTAGTCCGTTTAAATCTGGTCTAGGCCCTAATAACTCTTCCAGTAATCCTGTCTTCATAAAACCGACTAAGAATGTTCCGAGGGCTGTAAGAGCTATAACTATTCCAGCCACTATTAATGCCGGCCCGCTTAACATAGATAAAACTGCTACTAATCCTAGAACTACTCCAACAACTGCTGTGATAGCTACAAACATAGCCCCAAACGTTGTTATAAATTCTAATGTTTCATCATCTAACTCTGCTACCCATACTAAAATACGAGTAAAGAATTCCTTCATCGGATCTAAAATCTCATTAACTTTTTCCCCGAATATATTTTTTACAGCATCTTGTACAGCATGTAATCTTTCGGTTGTTCCAACAGAACCCTCTTGAATTGTGTCGTACATCCTTTGCGCTGCTCCGCCAGCATCCTCAAGTTTTGCTCCCATTTCTGCATAAGTAATTCCTAAGTTTGCGGCCTCTTCATCTGTGTCTGTCATTAAAGCAAGCATAGATGATAGTGCTCTTGTTTGAAATATTGTTTTCATTGTTGCAAATTTTTGTTCGTCTGTCATATCTTTTGTTTTTTCTGTTAATTCTCCGATAATTTGTTCTAGACCCTTCATGTTTCCTTGAGAGTCATAAGCAGTGAAGCCTAATTCATCCATCGCTTCTTGTGCTTGATTTGTAGGAGCCGCAAGTTTTAACATCATCTGACGTAACTGGGTTCCTGCACGACTTCCTGTAATACCATTTGCTGCCATAACTCCAATGGCTGAGGCTGTCTCATTTAGAGAGAACCCAAACTCATTCGCATTTATCGCGGCATATTGCATTGATGTGGCTAAGTCTGTAACTGTTAAAGGCGCGTTGGTTGCTGCAACTGCCATGGCATCCACAACATCTGAAAATTGCTCTGCTGGTATGTCAAAAGCACGCATTATTTTCGCTGCGCTGTCTGTTACTTCATCTAAATTTGTGTCGGCGATTACTGAAAGTTGAATAGTGGCTGGCATTGCGTCCATTATTTCTATATAGTTTAGACCTGCCTTACCTGCTATTTCCATTGCCCCTGCGATCTCTGACATTGTTCTCGGAGTACTAATCCCCAATTCAAATACTTTATCGTTTAAAGCTTCTATTTCATCACCCTGTAAGTCTAGTCCTGTTACCGCTGCTACGGTGTTCATTGCTTTATCGTAAGCAATGGCTACATTCGAAGCGTCCAAACCAAACCCCACAAGAGCGGCCGATATTTTTTTCATTGCTGTGAATAATCCACTGAAAGAAGATGTGGCTCCACCAACACTTGACCCTAGCTCATCTGTCCCTTTAGACACACCTGAGGAATCCATAGAGATTACTAATTTTATTTCTTCTGTGGCTGTTTTTGCCATATTAATCCACTCCTATAAATGAGCTAAGTCCGCCCCTTTTATGTTACTTCTGCCATAATCTTTTTCTGCATTGCTTTGTTTAATTAATGTGTTTTTCCAATCGTTGTATGACAAGTTACTAACCTTAGTAAGCCAAAACTCATGCAATGTTTCTTCCTCATGTTGTCTTAGCAGTATTGCTGATCTTCGGAAACCAATATCCAAATCCACCTCATAAATATAAGACACGTCGGAATATCTAGAGTAAACCGCGTCATTCAGTTTATGAACTGTTATTCCGATCTCTATCTGGATATAGCAGTAAAAAAACTTTTTACTTCTCCGCTTGTTGCTAATCTCTTGATTAATGCCACTGCATCTTCTGCATCCATGTCTTCTAATTCTTCTCTATCTATATTAACTATTAAATGGAGTATTAAGTCTGCAAAAACATCAAATTTGGTCCCCACTAATTCAATCACTTTGTAAACAAGGACTAAAATAGCTTGCATCCTACCGCTCTCTGCTGATTGTTTTGCAGCTACATATCTTATTAAACTATCTGTCTTACCTGCGTACTCTTCCATTAATTCAGCGAAACGCTCTTCTCCCTCAGTTTCTGAAACATATTTTTCTATGTCTCCCAAGTTGGTCATCTTTGACCCTGGTTTTGCTGCTACTGATTCATACATCTCTTTTAAATCAGCTGGTGTTAATTCCATTCTTGCTAAAAATTCTGCCATTATTTGTATATCTCTGAACTTGAATTTTTTTATTTTATATACTTTTATCTCTTCTTCTGTTTCCTCTACTTCTTCTACTACTTCTTCTTTTATTTCATCCATATTATATTCTCCTTCTCTTTTTTTTAATAAAAAATGGGAGGAGGAATTTTAATTACCCCCCTCCCTTAATCGTTACAATTAAACTTGTGTGTGTATTACTATGCTGCTGTTGTAAAGTTTACAAATATTGTTCCTGTTTCTTGACCATATACGTCTAATGCGTTATATGTAATTGTGTGAACTGTTGCTCCAGCCATTGCTGATGTTGGTGTAAAGCTTACGCTTAACTCATCAGTTGCTACTGCTAATGCTCCAGCTATAATTGCTGTTCCGCCTGTTGCTACAACGTGGAAGTTATCTGAATCGATATTCCATGTAGGGTCGAACTTGCTAGTTGATGATATTGTGATAGCTGCTGTTTTAGAAACATCAACGTCTGATTCACTAACATTACAAGTAACTACGAATGCTGGTGCTGCTGCGATTACTGCGTCAAACCATGTTGCTCCTTGGTCTGCATATCCATCAGATTCTTCATCAACGCAAGACATAATTAAACTTCTAGTGTTTGCACCAAATGCTTTCTTATATTGTGTTGATAAGAAGTTCCCAACTATTTCTCCTGTTTGGAAATTAACTGAGTCTCCTTTTGTTTCATTTGAAGATGATGGTTCTGCAAATTTACCTTTGTATAATTTTACGAAACTTGATGTGTCATTGTCGTAAGTTTGTTCGAACATCATTGCTACATAAGGTGCGCTATATACGTTAGTAACGTAGTTTACTGCTCCTTCAGTGTCTCTACCTAATATCCAAGATAATAGGTCATCTGGTAAGCTATCTTTTTCAATAGTTACTTCAACTGATCCTACTGTTGAGTAATAGATTGATGCTTTGTTGTCTGTGTAAAGTGTTGCTGAGTTTACATTTGGATTTACTTCTACTTTAACAAGTCCTGGTACAGCTACTGGTGATGCGTATGTGATGCTAGCTATTGTATCAGTTGTTAATTCTGCAAAATATAAATTCTTTAACCCAACTCTTGCTTTTTGTGTTATTATTGCCATTTTTTACCATTCCTTTCTTATAAATTTGAGTCAACGTTTTTGAAATATGTCAAAGAGGTGTAAAATACCTTTTGATCTACGTTGAATTGCTCATCTGAGCCTGTCTTTGTATAATCGATAGTCTTAAGAATTCGTGTTAATTCTGAAGCTACCTGTGCTAATGTAACTGTCATCAAGCTGCTTGGTAATAACCAAACGCTAAATACCATTATTACTTCATCCTTTTGGGGAGCATTATCTGTGAAAAACACAGGTTTTCTGTCCGCCATGGAGTATGTTAATCTAGGAAAGTTGTCCGCCGCAGCATCTCCGAAAAGATCTTTTGATGGAAACTCATCAGTTACTTTTGTATTGTCGTCACCGAAGAAGGCCATTAAGACGCTGTCCTCAGTCAATGCTGTAAATATTTCGCTTTTAATTGAAGGCATTATTTAACTCCTTTTCTACCGCTTGTGCGAAGGTACTAAGAGAACCTTTTTCAACTTGTATAACTGCTTTAGTAAAGTATAATCTTCCTCTTTGCCCGTGAGTTGTAAACCATTCACCACTCTGATTTTGATACGTCCATGGTGATGTGCGGCCTCCGCCTCTTAGGTTATAAATACCAGTCCCAAACTCTGGGTAAACTGCGTAAGGAACGTCTACAAGAACTGTAAATGATGTACGATTATCAATTATTCTAACATTGTTGTACATCTTTCCTGAATCCATAATTCCCATACTTGCGATATTTCCTTTTATTTTTCTTCTTGCATCTTCTGCTATATTGTTAGCTGCCGAATAAAGGGCTCTTTCTGCTACGCCACCTATTTTTTGTACAAATGATTTTAAATCAGTAGTAAATTGTTTTGAGTTGTCTTCAAACATTAACGGACAGCCTCAAAGCATAGTAATTCTAAGTGGTCTCCGTATGTTATTATATAATCAATATCAGCTACAAGATCTTGTGAGTCTACAGTTATTCTGTTTCCCCTCTTTATATTGTAGTCTGGAGATACGAACACGATTAACCTTGTTAGGTTTGTGGTTACTCCGCTTGTTTCGTAATCTATAGCTCCATCGTCTGGTTGAACTTGACAAGGAATGTTTAAATATAAATCCGCATACCCGCTAGTTACCAAAGTTCCCTCTGAATTTTGACCAGTTTCTTTTTCGGAAATAACCGCAGTAGTATCGAAGATCATGTTAATCCTCTTTGGCTTCTGCTTTTATTTCTTTTTTAGCTTTAGGTTTCGCTTCTGGTTTTTTATATAATTCTACAACTTTTAGTTCTTTTAAATTATCAAGTACGGAAATTTCATCTGAAACAAATTCTCCCTTTGATCGCTTAACTTTTTCCTGCTCTAAAACTATAATTGTATCTTGTGTATAAATATATTTTTCCTTCATAGTTAACCTCCTATTTCTTATATAGACCATTCTTTGTATCTGGCTATAATTCTTTCATTTTCTCTAGTAACATTACTACTACTAAATGTGTATGATACTCGGCCTTGTTTTATATTACTTAACCCATAAGCGTTCTTTTGTGCTCTATTGTATCTCGTTTGGAGCATGCTTATTACCACTTCTTCTATATCCCAAGGAAGTGTTCTTGGTAGTTCGTCTGTTGCGTCATTCGGAAGTACATAGCCATAAGTGTATGTAACATCATATATTCTTTGTCCAATTCCTGGTTCTCCTACTAAGCCTACTATAGCTGTAGAGGTTGACCATCCGTAGTTGTTAAAAACATAACCTCTGTTTTTATCTCGTACCTCTAGTTCCCATGAATCAGAATCAACTTCTGAGTCTTCGTATTCTATGGAATCGACTGAGACAATTGGATAATTATTTAAAATTAAATATTGACTATTTGTTCCTTTTAAATGTTCTGTAATTGTACCATAACCAAGAGGTCGTCCAATACTACCTTCAATATAATCTGAAGCTGCATTTATCCATCTTGTAAAAAGTTCATCTGAAGAAGAAGTAACTACTCCTAGTTCTCGTTTAACCGAACTCAATGTTGTTAGGGCATTATCCGCTAATTGTGTCATATTTTCATCCCCTTATAAAAAACCAAGGCAGGTTAGGAAGAACACCCACCTACCTATTGATCTTTTTGTTTAGTTCTGCAATTAAAGCATCCTTGTTGTCCGCTGTAATCACTATATTTTTGTCTTTTGCGTAATTTTTTAACTCATCGATACTCATTGCATCAAAGTTAGGAATCTCTATTGCAACTGCCTTTTTTACAAAGGGCTTATGCGATTCACTTGTCGTATATCTTTTCATATAGTGCACCTCCTTATTTTGGATATGTGTCCTCTACGAAACTACAACATTAATATCCTATATATTAAATTGTCTAATTAGGCAGTTTGGTTAATTGTTGATGCTGGTGCGTAATCTCTGTCACCTAGTGTTACTGTTCCATAGATTGTTGATTCTGAGCTTGATCCTGCTGATGTAACTACAACTTTAACAAATCTTTTCATTTGGTGAACTGCTGCTTCAAGATTTAATACTGTAGTAGTGTCGTCTACTGATGTTGTGTTAGCTGCGAATACTGTTGCTGCTACTGCAGTAAAGTCTCCGTCTGTTGTTGCACATTCAGTCATTGTAACAACGTATGTTCCTGCTGCTGTTTCATTAAGAATGCTTAAAGCGATAATTGCTTGATTGTAGTTAATTGTATCTATTGAAGTACTTGTTAATGCTGCTGGTACTGCTGCTGCTGCGTAAATACTTGGTGCTACAATAGCAACTCTATCAGTTGATAGTAATTTTTTCATAAATTTATTTCCTCCTTTAATTTTTGTGTTTCAACACTGCCAAGGGACTAAAGCCCCTTTTGTGTGTTATTTAATTTGTTATTATACGTTGTAAGTGTATACTACGAACGCTGCTCCTCTAATAACTTTCATATCGTGTTTAGTGATTCCTCTGAATAGAGTGAAATCTGATGTGAAGGCATTAACTGTGTTACCATCTGTATCTGTGAATGAAGCTGAACCGTCTAAAGATACATCTATAGAAAATTCTTCCCCAATCCATAATTCGTTCCATTTTCCTAAGAAAAGGTTAGTTGTTGTTGTTGATGGAATTTGGTTAGAAACGATGAATTTTTTACCTAGTAAAGTTCCTCTGTCCATTTCTGCTTGGTTATAGAAAAGTCCTGATGAAGTTTCTGTGTAAAGGTTATGCCATGAATTCCAGTCCATTACCCATCCAACTGTAGGTGCGTTAACATTAATGTTAGCTTCCCCTAAGTCTTTAATTTGTGCTGCTAGTTTTACTCTTGTTGGTACTGCTGAAACTGTATCTGTTGTAATTCCTGCTGTGTTGAAAACACCTAAAGGTTGATTTTCTCCACCTGTTCCGTAAAGTGCTGCGTAGTCCATTGCAACTACCATTGATTCTACTAATGTGTCTCTTAAGATCATGTCTGCTCTGTAAGCATTTGTTCTTAGAAGGTCGTTAGTGATTGCAGATAAACACATAAGTTTTTTAGAACTTAGTCTTATTCTACCGATTTCTATGTCAGAGAATGCTGCGCTTCCGCCTTCAGCCACGTATTGTGCTGTTAAGTCTCCTAATAGTTTGTTGATGTTTAAGTTACCTCTTTCCATTGGTACTAATGTAGCACCCATTGCCATAACAACTGTTTGGTTGTAAAGGTATTCTATGAAGTCTTCTGAATATTCTTCAGGTATTAAGAATCCACCATCATTGCTTTCTTGTAAAGATTTTGCTACTTGTGCAACGAACGCTTTGTCTGTTGCGTATCCTTCTGTTAATAAGTTAGCTTGATATTCAATTGGGTTTCCAATTGCTTTTCCTGCTTTAACGTCAAGACCGTGAATTAATTTTGCTTTTGCGAATCTAACAAATCCTAATCCTTTTTCATCTCTGTCAGCTTGTTTTGCTACTGCTTTTGATTCAAGTAAGAATTTAGAGTATTTGTCGTCTATTTCTTTTGATTTTCCTTCTAGCGCGTCAGCAACAATTGCTTTCGTTTCGCTGAAGAATTCTTCTTTATTAATTTCCATTATTTTGTTTCCTCCTTTAATATTTTTCTAACTGAGTCTATTAGGCCCTCAGTTAATGACTTTTCGTCTTCGACCTCTTCTTGTACAACTTCGTCTTTTACTTCTTCTTCAGATTCTAAAACTTCTTCTTCTACTTTTTCTTCCGCTGCTTCTTCTTCAGGTTTTTCGTCTTCGACTACTTCCTCTGCTTCTACAACTTCCGCATCCGCTTCCTCAACATCTTTTTCTTCTGGTTTTTCTTCTATGATTTCTTCTGCTGGTTCTTCTTCTGCTGGTACTTCTTCAACTACTTCTTCTTCAACTACTTCTTCTTCCGCGTCGGCTTCCGCTTCTACGTCTTTAGAAATTGCTTCAATTTCAGCTGTCGTTTCTTTTACCATATCAAATAGAGATTTAATTTTCTTCTCTGCTTCTGTAGTGTCTAATTCTAGTTCTACAACAATTTTTGTTTTTTCCATTTGTGCTTCCTCCTCGCTTAGAGGTTTTTCGTCCTCTACTTTTGGTTCGTCTACTTCTTTTGTTTCTAAGGTTGGTTTATAGTCCATATACTTTTTCAACTCTTTTGCTTCTTCCGCTGAGAACACTCCTTTTTGAATCCCGGCCAATAATGCGCTTGGGTTCGCTGGAACTGTTACTGCAGAAAGTTCTAAAAGTTCATTTTTATCTAGATAAAATGTATCTTCGTCTTCTATGTGCCAATCTTTGACAATGAATCCTACTGATACTGCATTAAGATATTTTCCTTTGTATAATTTATAAACTGTTTCCGCTAACGGGTACTCGTTTACTGCAAATTCGATATCGAATATTAATGCATTTTTCATATTATCTACGAATACATTAACTGCCTTACCTATTGGTAATGCACTATAGTCATGTCCCCACAAAAATACTGGGTTTTTCTTATAGTTATCTAATTCCCATCCTGCGGCTACCACAACATCACCATGTCTGTCTGGTTCCTCATTTGAACCGATAAAACGTAAAACATTTTCCTGTCCGTCTATTTCCTTAATACTAAATAAAAGTGATGACTTCTTGGTCTTGCTCTTTGCTTTTTCCTTCATTTGATTTACCTCCTCCTAGTAGTTTTGCTGCTACCTTGCTTTCAGCCATAATTGCTTTCTTGTTCGCCTCTTTAGATTCTTCGGATGTTTCATCGTCGTTTGCATCGTCCGTCTCTTCATTAACCTCTTCTTCAAGAATGTCTGATGATGTCTCTTCCTGTTCTGCATTGAAAGGGTCATCTGTATCCAAATCTACTATCGTCCTATTACTAGGGATAAGTAGCTTGTTACCTTGGTTGTCTGGTAATGGTGGAAAGTCATTTGCTTGTCTCCACTCATTAATTGTAATAGCACCTTTGTCTAGCCCTGCGCTAGTTTTTTTAAGGTCCCATTCTCTATCTTCCACAATAAGTCTTGTGAATTTAAAGATATATCCTTTAGATCTATTATACTGAGTTAACAATTGTCTTGTAATTGCTTCCTCGAAATCTTTTAATTGTGGCTCTAATACTTCTCTTATGTAAATATCTTGCGCCGCAACAACTGTCGCTTTGTTTGAATTCTCTACATTCCCCATGATTTCTGGAGGTATTCCGAAATGCTGCATCGCTAGATCTCTGTAAAATTTACGAGATTCCAGGAAGTCCATTTCCTTTGAAGTATTATTTAACATTGTAATTTTAGCTTCCCAGTTAAGGAATGCTGTTTTATTTGAGTTATTATAACCCATAAACTTTTGGTACCATTTTTTCTCTGCTCGTTCTATTTGTTCGTCGGTTGCTCCCTCTGGAGCTGTTATAATTAAATTAGGTGTCGCATCGTTATAGAAGAATCTCTTTATGAACTTGGCCATATATTCGTCTGTTTCGATTTCATCCCCAATTTGCATTACTCTACCAACACCTCTAGCTGTTGGATCTTCTGGATTAGGGTTTTTTCTGTAGAACATGTCTCTTGCGTCTACTTTAAACTCTTTCCCATTTGGATTCTTAACAATATAAAATTGATCTTCTCCATGTGGAGTATCTGTTACCCATGTTGGTGGAACCCACCATAACATAGCTGGATCTCCTGTAGCTTTATCTCTATCTATAATAGCAAATGATTCACCAAGTACTAAATAATGTACTTGTGACATGTATAAGTTTCCGCCACCTGATGTATGCCACATTAAATTTGCATCGTATAGCAAATCTGTTAATGCATGATCTCTAACTTCTTTTTCTGTTCCGTCTCGCATTACTTTGAAAACAGAACCTCCTGATGATGCTATATCTAGAGCCATTTTTGTTACTGGCGCCATTCTAGGGTTTGTATTATATGTTTTTAACCACTCGTTACCATTTCTTAAAGGTGGATTTTTCTTTGTCGGCATCATGAAACCAGAAATTTCTGATTTTTTTAGGCCATCACCTTTTGATAATATGTCTAATATGTTCAATCTAGGCACCTCCCATTTATATATACATAATTTTAAAAAATACGCATTTCTTTTTTTCTAATTCTATTAAGATAAATTCTTGCTAACCCTTGTGAAAAGGCATCGCAGAAATCATCATGTGCTACTGCTGGGAATTTAAGTAGGTCTTCAAGAACATCGTCTAACCATGCATACTTTCGTATTTCTAAAGAAGTACTATTTCCTGGTAGTGATACATTACCCGCTTCTACATAAACTGCAACCGATGACATTCTTGAATACTTGTCACCCATTGGGTTAACTGGTAGAATTCCAGGAAGCTGATCCTTCAACGTATCTATAACCGCTGGACCGTTTGCTTTATCCTCTACTAATATCTCTATAGGTATCTTTCTACCTAATGCTTGTACTATATCATTCCATTTTTCATACATCGCATCTACTGCTTGTAGTGTTTGTGTAAATGATAGATTCTGTTTATACTTATCAACTAGCTGCGTCGTAACGCCGTCTGTTAAAAATACGGCACACGCTACATAATCGTTGTTTTCTTTTCCTTTAAATGACATATCCCAAGAATGAACTATCCAAAGTTCCTTTTCCTGTTTGTCCTTTTGGTGGTAAAGAAGAGTATGCCAACTTTTGAACCAGTCTCTGTTTAGCACTGCTCCTTGTTCTGGCGATGGATCTTGTAAATATTGAGCATTAAAGGTTCTTATACCTTGCTCGGTTACTGTTTGATCTAACCATTTTTTGTCCATTCTAGCTGGCCATAAAACATTATCTTTTGTCATTTTCCAAACTGTTCCAGACAATGGTCCAACAAATGTCAAAGTATCAACCGTCTGTACTGGCATTACTATGAATTTGTAAAATGGGTAATTCTCTTTTATAAAACCACTAACGTCACTAAAGTGTAGACGTTGTTGGATATTAACAATAATACCTGTGTTAAAGTTGTTAAGTCTAGATGGCAGCGTATTTCTTAAGAAGTTAATTGCTGTCTTTCTATCTGCTTCTGATTCTGCTTGTTTAGGATTTTGAATATCCGTATTTATCCATACTTTAATATGGTACTGACTATATCTTCAACCTATAAGGTTGTTATGCGCTTCCATACGTGCTAATTATCGTATGTACTCCCGTTAGGGATAGTCGATTGACCTTTAAGAAGCCTTATATTGAAACTTTATATTTCCTTTAATAACATTGTGTTTTATTCTATACCAGATTGTTGCACGATTTATCCCTGTTTGTTCTGCGGCATCTGTTAATCCACGAAACTCTTGTGTGCTTCCGCATTGTGTGTTTATCATCTGTACAATCTCTGTATTATACGTATTATATTTTAAAAGATTACTCATGTAACTGTTATGATCAATAGAATGTTTTCTACCTCGCATACCGTTAGTTTTTAAACGCGCGGCACTTATCTTTTTATTATGTGCAGCTGTGTTATGGCATCCTTTACGATTATTTGAATAATTGACTAAACTATTTTCTGCTCTTATCTTGGCATTCTTTCTTTTTATAGCCGTCCATTCAAAAGTCTGTCCACCTTGTCCTCCTATAGTTATATTATAACCATTTGGAGCAATCGTATTGTGCTTCTCTATATTAGAGATTTCCAGCGAGTTTAAATTATCTTCTAGGCATTCATATAATACCTCTACAGTGAAATTATTCCATCCATATTTATTAATAGATAAATATAATGGGGTTTTCCTGTTTTTAATATTATTCTTATGCTCTTTTATTCTACGTGCTATATTTATACTTTGACCAATATAACTTTTATTTGTAATGTTATTTGTGAGTTTATAAATTCCAATCATATTAACTCCAAACTTGGCACCGGATTGTCTTAGATTTCTCCTTAGATTTCCCGGTTAGCCATAACTTATTTTTTTTTTCATGTTATGACACCGCTTTTGCTTGCGTTCACATAATATTACATGCAATGTTACCATTACACTAGACATATTTCTCTTTTTGTTTTTATGCGGGAGAGGTGAGATAATCTTTATCTAATAAGATGATATCCGCTCCCTTACCCGTTAATGTACCTCCAACTGATGTTGCAAACATTGAACCTCTTTGTTCATTCTCAAAGTACGTCTTAGTATTTTGATCGTCTGAGATTTTTATTTTGTTTCCCCAACGCTCTATAAACCAATCACTTTGAATAATATTTCTACGTTTCTTATTTAACTCGATTGATAAATCAACTGAGTATGAAACCGTTATGAATTGAACTGATGGATCGTGTATCCAAACCCAACATGGAAAAAATACATTAAAAAATAATGACTTCATAGTTCTAGGAGGTACATTTAAGCACACCCTTCTCTTGAGTTCATGTTCTTTAAGTTGTTCAATCCTCTCTTGTGGGATATCAACAATATCTTCAATTCTATCTAACACTAGCAGCATAAGTTCTTCTTCTAAATACGCTAAATGCCAGTTGTCTATAAATTCGGTTCCTGGCTCTACTACATGCCAAGCCTGTTTAGCAAATTCTAATAAACTCTTTTCAGCCAATAGCTTTTCAAGTAACCGTTCTCCTCCGGGTTGCTGTAACATTGCTATTAGTTCGTCATTATTCTGCATTTGCATCCGGTGCTTCTATAACAACGCGAGATGCGTCTAGAAGTCCTTTTATCTCTTCTGTAGAAAGCTGTAATAATGGAGAAAAATCTACATCTATTATGTTTCTTTTTTCTATTTCAGTTTTTTCTTTCCAATCTTCCCCACGTTTGTTTTTAAGTACAAACTTTGCAAAAGTTGGATTAGCTCTAGCATGCTTACTGATAGAAACTACATCTCCAGTTTTATTGTTTACAACTGTTTCTTCGTAGTCATATCCTTTGGCTTCATTATACATAGATAATTCGACATCATCTAATAATATATTCATTCCATCCTCGTATGCTTTTCTAACTTCAAAAATATCTCTTTTGTAGTTGCTAAACGAACTAGTACTTATGTCTAATAATTGAGCAATATCAGAATCCCTCATACCCAACGCTTTACACGATGTTATATGTTTAAGGTGTGGCTGTATCTTCAATTGGTAAAATCTTGACTCTGCACTTACTTCGTCGGTTATTATCTCAACTGGTTCCTCAGGTTTTATGTCCTTATCAATCATATCAATATCTATATCAATGATGATCTCTTCACCAGTTTCGTTGTCTATGATAACTGTATCCTTAGCCATCGAACCACCTCAATTAATTTTCCTTCTTTTTTAATTCTCCTATATTATAACATATTTACACTGATTTGTCAAGTGTTTTGTAAACATTTGGTAAACAAATTGTAAACTTTACAGAACTTTACACTACTAATAGATATAGAACCCTATAAAATAAGGGATGCAAAAAATTGTCGAAAATACTTGACATTTAGTATCTATTATGATACGCGCGCATTGTAGCTCCGCATGGGGCAGTAATGGTAACATAGTGTAACATAGTGTTTAAGGATATTACACATATTACATTAGATTGTTTTTTTTCTTTGGTTCTTTCTTTTTTTAGGTAGTTTAGAAATTTGTTTAGAAAAGACTTGACAAATGTTTAGTAATATGTTATACTGGGTTTGAAGTTACAAAAAGACACAAAAAAAATCTCTGGAGGGGATACTTATGAATTACGTAGAAGCACTACAAAAACAAGGAGCAACAGCAGTTAACACAAAGGGAGGAATTTACTCTAGTAATACTTTAGATGCGAATCTAAATTTATTTGCTAGCACCTTTAGACAGTTGCCAGATGATGAGATCGCGTTACTATTTGCGAACGCATACTCGGAAGATAAAATTCTTGCTACACAAAATCTATTAAGCATTATGGATATTCGTGGAGGTAAAGGAGAAAGACATGCGACTAAAGCGCTATTGAAGAAAATCATTTCAGTGGATAAAAATGTTGCAAAAAACATAATTCCAATCATTGGAGACTTAGCTAGATATGATTACATTTTAGAATATATGGAAACATCTCTTGAAAGAGAGGTTATTTCGTACATAGCAACTAAGATCAACGAAGATGTGGAAAAAATAGCTAATAATGAACAAGGTATTAGTTTAATAGGTAAGTGGTTACCTAGTTTAAGAACGCATAAAAAAGATAATCCAGTGGCGAAGAAACTAGCTATTGCTTTATTCAGCGGAGTAGAAGAAAAAGGATCTGCATTTAAACAATACAGAAAGACGTTGAAATCTCTTAGAGATGCAATTAAAATTGTAGAAACATTAATCACAAATAAACAATATGACAAAGTTAATTACGAAACAGTTCCAACTAAAGCAATGCTTAAATACAGAGCGGCTTTCGAGAAAAACGATTTAGAAAAATATAGAAGTTTCCTAGATGCGGTTTCTGTTGGAGAAAAGAAAATAAATACACAAGGTTTATTCTGTTATGATATAATCAGAAAGATATTAACAGGAGAATACGGAGGATCATGGAACTACGATGGTCTAATAGCATCAGATGGTATGTCAGATGAAGAACGACTACTATTCAACAACATGTGGGAAAACCAACTTGATATTCTTGATGGCGACGCTAGAAATATATTAGCGATAGCAGATACATCAGGATCAATGACAGGTGGAGAATATATACCAATGTCAACAAGTGTGGGACTAGCTTTATATTTAGCTGAAAGAAACACAGGTTATTTTAAAGATTATTTCATGACTTTTGATGATGACCCACAATTCCACAAAGTAACAGGTTTAGATATAGTAGACAAAGTAAAAAACATTCAGTCAATAGTTGGAACAACAGACGTTGATAAAGCGTTTAAATTACTTTTAGATACAGCAGTAACAAACAAAGTTAGCCAAGAAGAAATACCAAGTCATGTTATTTTAATAAGTGATATGGAATTTGATCAAGGAACAAGCTCAAAAGGCGGAACTAATTTTGACGGTTGGAAAAGAACATTCGAGGCAGCTGGCTACACATTACCGATAATCATATTCTGGAATGTGTCATCTTACACAGGTGGTTATCCAGTTACCAAATTCGAAAAAGATGTAGTGATGATCTCAGGATACTCTACAAACATCTTTAAGAATATCCTTAATTTAGAAAGATTTACGCCGGTTTCGGCGATGCAGGAAAGCCTAGCTAAGTATTTAGAGCTGGCTGAAGAACTGCATAAATTAAAATAACATGAGCACTATAGAAAGAAAAAAAGTATTAGTACTTTATCTAAAATGGCTAAATGAAACCAACCCTCATTGCAAATCATTTAATACTTTCATAAAAAACGTACATCAATGTGAGTGCGGAGCCATTGTGCATAAAGAATTTTGTTTCTTTCACAATCAAGTAGCGTTATGCGAAAAATGCTTCTTAGATAAATATATTTAATAATATGACTCTTACAGCAAACCAAAAATTGACCTTGTAAGTCCGAAGTCGTGGGTTCAAGTCCCACCATTCCCGCATGGGAGTGTAGCTCAGTTGGTAGAGCGCGAAATAACGAGTCACGTATTATTTAAAATAAAAAATTTGACCCTTACAGCAATTAAAAAACCCCTTTCAATGGAGAAAATATTACGGGTCTAGTACTATTAATGACACACACAGCAAACTCACCCCTTAAAAGAATATAAGACGCGGGAGTAAGACTCCCACCGTGTCATGTTAAAACAAGAATAAATCTAATTAAGACACATACAGCAACCCAAAATGGTTAAGCTCTTTAAAAGGCGCTAGGTTCAATCCCTAAAAGCGTGTCTAGATTAATTAGAATATAAAAAAAGACACATACAGCAATCATCCTATACTTAGGAGAAAGCATCTAAAAGATGACTTACAGTTGGTACCCTCCGGGGTACAAAACAAATGTATTTATTGGGCTCGACCCAATGAGGTGACGTACGACCTAGATGTACGAGGGAGCATATTCCCATAAGTATGCAGGCGTCCTTGTGGCCTACACGAGGAGGGACGTTGCGGACCCTGAATCCGCACGGTGTCTTGTTATTTTTAAAAATTATTTTGCGACACACACAGCAAACAACAAAAAAACTTACTTCTAACTAAGTTCCCTTCCAGTGTCGCGATAAAAAAAGGTGTGATTAAATGATAGGTTATGTACTAATGGACAAGAAAACAGGTCTATACAAACGTAAGAGTAAAACTGAATTTACTGCAAACGTAGTAGGTACTACTATTTATACCACACGAAGCAATGCTTACGCTGGCCGAAGACGTTGGTTTGAGCGAAGAGATTTTCTGCTATCAATAGAGGAGATTGAAATAATAGAAGTAACAGTATCAGTTGGTAGAGAAGAAAAAAGAATACCCTGGTATAAAAAACTAAGAAGGAGGAGTTAGACATGACAAAAGAACAAGCAATCCAAATAATTAAAGCTGTATGCGCAACTTACAAAGGAACATTAGAAGAACATACAAACATACAAAGAGCTATTGCAGCAGTACAAGTAGTAGAAGAACCAGTAGTAGTTGAACCAGAAGCTAAAATAGAAGAAGCTATGGAAAAATTAAAAAAAGAAGTATCTGAAAAGCCTGCTAAATAGTAGGTTTTTTTCTTGACATTTTATCTTAAAAATGATATAATGTTAATACGAGGTGAAGATAATGGAACAAAAACAAATTGATACTTTATATTATGAAATAAAAGACTGTCTAGATTTTGTTATAATGCTGGGAGATTTAAAAAGCACTGGTGTATTACATGACAGAGATCCAGACATAGACTCTTTTATATACAGAGACATAGCAGAAAAATTAACAGCAAAGTACGCACATTTAAACATAGGCATAGATTATGACAATGAATATGTCTTCTATGATTTTACAAGGGAGGGATAACATGAATATTAAAATGTATCCAAAGATAAGACGACCTGATAATTCTACTATAAATTTCAATCCTGGAGACATGGTTGTTATTCAAGAGAAGATCGATGGTAGTAATGTAACTATTTATAAAGCAGACGACAAAATAAGATACTTTAGTAGAAACCACGAACTAGTAGAGGATGATAAGGATTTTAAAAGATTCTTAACATATATCAAAACCAAAGAAGAAAAACTTCTTAGTTTAATGGATAATAATACAGCCATATTTGGTGAATTTTTAAGCATGGGTAAAATTGGCTACAACACATTAGCTAAGAATGAGAAGATATCTTGTTTTTATGTTTTCGACGTGGCTGATAGTGTTAAGATAGATGAAGAGGGCGTGAGAGCAGTTGAATTCGCTAACCCCATAGTAGCAGAATCATTCGCGGTGCTTTGTGGTTTAGATTTCGTTCCTGTGTTGGCACAACAAGAGTTCCAAACATACGCAGCTATTAAGAAGTCATTTGTAGAAGATATGCCATCATGCTTAGATAACACTTTCAATAGAGAGGGCGTTGTGATTAAAAGCGTTGATGATCCGAATACTAGATTAAAGATAGTAGCCGATAAATTTGCTGAAATTAAACCAAAAAGAATGGATAAAAAGAATCCTTTAGAATTCATTACTTGTTACATGACAGAAGGAAGAATAGAGAAGTTCTTAACTGAGTTAAACCTTGAGGATAGATCTCCTGAACAATACGGAGTTGTGTTTAAAAATGTTCAACTATTAGTTGACGACATCTTTGAAGAAGAAAGTGCACAAATACAAAAAGATTTAGAAAAAGCAGCAAGAAAAGCATCAATAGGAAAAATAAAAAATTATCTTGAAAAAGAGGTTGACAAAGAACTGTAAATGGGGTATAATTATATAGACAAGTATAACTTGTCATTCAATCGAGGCGGCTACAGTCACACCCCTATAGACTGGGCCGCTTTAATTTTTAATAGGAGGATATAATGGACTACGAAAATGAAAAAGTAAAGACCACAGATGATCTAGGATTAAAAGATGACACAACAATGCAAACACTGATTGATTTGAATATAAAACTAATGGAGGAGTACCGTGAGGGACTTACAACTACAGTAGATTTAAAAAGCCAAATGATGGCATTTAGAAATACATTACTAAAGAAACTGTTATTTACACTAGCAGTAACACCGCCTTATGCAGAAGAAATAATGCTAGCAGTAGACGACGCTACCGAAGAATTGTTTAAGGTGTAACTATGTCAATGTCTTATGCAAAACTCTCACTAATTAAACAACATGGTTATATGTGCATGCTCGGTGAACCCATAAACAAAAAGGCAAACGAGTTAACATATCACCACATGAAAAAGAAAAGCGATCGCGGTGAAGAAACCATAGAAGTAAGCCACAGGTAAATCATATTAACGGAATAAAAACAGACAACGTGATAGAAAACCTAGAGTGGTGTACTAATTCGGAAAATCAGCTACATGCCAGAAAACATGCTTTAATAGTAGCCCCAAAAGGAAAGGATCATTATGCCTATGGTATAAAGAAACCTTTGACTACCCCAATTTCAGTAATTACTGATAACTTGGATTGTGTGCAAACCTTTTATTACTCAAAAGACATAAATGGTTTTTTACACAACAAAGGGTACAAAGGAAGATATGCCTATAAAAACGTTATAAACTATCTTAAACAGGGCAAACATAGAATTTATGGAGAAGACTGGAGGTGGTTCCACCATGATTAATAAAAACAAAAGACACATATTTGTTGACATGGACGGTTAGGTACTATAGCGGATTATTGGACCAAATATGGTAAAGTACATCTAACTACAGCTCAATTAGAAGAGCATGGATTATTTATAACTAAGCGGCCTATCAAAGTAATGATTAAAGCTATAATGGAATTGTTTAAAGATGATACTATTTATATATTGTCTGCCTGCCCTACGGAGCATGGTATACAGGAGAAGCACGAATGGTTGGACGAACATTTTTATGTTAAAGAGAAAAATAGATATTTTGTAGATTACCCTAAAGATAGTAAATTAACCAAACTTGATATAATAGGTAAATGCAGAGGCATAGAATTAAAAAACATGGTATTAATAGATGATAACCACAACATTTTAAGAGAGTGTGAAGACGGAGGAGTAACAGTATATCACACTAGTCATGTATTAAGCATGTACGAAGAATTGGAGGATTCTAATGTACAAAGATGAATTTCAAGAAAGATACATTAACTACCAAGAACGAAAGAAAGATATTGAAGGAAACACTGAACATACTCCAACTAATTATAAGACAATGGATTGGCTTGTTTTTAAAGCGGTAATGGAAACAAGAAGAAGTCAAAGGTCTTTTAAAAAAGGACACATAGAAGAAGACGTGTTTAATGAGATATTAGAATCAGCAAGGGTTGCACCGTCTAGTTGTAATAGACAAGCTATCTACATAAAGGAGACCGACACTGAGTTCGCAGAACGCATGTTAGTTGGCGCTCGTGGGTGGATTAAAGGTGCCGACAGGGTTTTACTGCTGTTTGGAGACAAGATAGCATACAAGAGCCCAGCGGAGAAAGACTTTATGCCTTTCTTAGATGCAGGTTTCGTAGGACAAAATATGTACCTAATGTGTGAAGTATTAGGAGTAGGATGTTGTTTTGTAAACCCAAATATAATAGAAGAAAACAAAAAAGAGTTCGTTGAAAAATACGGAGATGATTATTTCTGTGGTGCTATTGCATTAGGTAGATATGACAAAAAACAAAAACCGAATAAGTTAAGAGACTTAAGTAAGGTGATGAGAAAATAATGGATATAGCAATTATTGGAGTAGCCACTCGTGGTTACGGTAAATTTGTAGAACAATGGTTAGATGGAATATTATGTCAACACGTAAAACCAAGGGAAATAATTTTGGTATTAGGTTTTGGACACAGCACCACTAAAGAAACACTTAAAAAATTAAAAAAGAATAAAGTTAAAATAATAATGGAAAAAAGGGATTTAACTCTTGGAACATTATTAAACAAGGCTTTATATAAAGCAAAAAGCAAATGGGTTTTAAGAGTAGACATAGATGATGTCTTACTACCTATTGCGCTAGAAGAAGTAAAAAAGAAATACGATACAGTAGATGCAGTAGCACTTAAATTTAAACTTGGAGACACTATAAAAGACTCTCCAATTGTAGATATTAACAAGCTTAATTGCTGTAAAAAAGACTTTAATGAGTCAGGTTATGTTGCAAATAAAATAAAACACGGGAAAGATATACTATATTATGAGGACAATGATTTTCCTAACTTTCCATATTTATTTTACCTAGCTAGCAAAGGATTTAAATTTTGTGGGACTGATAATGTATGTGTTGAGTATAATCAAGATGCACAAAGTCAAGAAACATTTTTAAAAGCAAGACCGAATAGAAAAGTTGCTCATGACATCATTGATACAGCAGCAATGAAATACAGAGTACACCCAATAATACTAACTATAATGGTTACAATGTATAATAGTGAGGATTTAATATTAAGAAGTCTGAAGAGCATAGAGTTAAGAGAAGACGTTGAAGTAATAATGATTGATGATTGTTCTGTTGACAATACAGCTAAAATAGCAAAACAATGGATGGACGATAACCCAAATAAGAACATTAGCTTTTACCAAAATAATGTAAATAAAGGTTCTGGGGCAACAATGAATGTTGGGTACAACAATTTCAAAGGGGAGTATATAATGATACTTTGTGATGATGATTATCTAATAGAACCACTAAGTAGTTATATACCATTTTTAGATGGCACAGATTTAGTTTACTATGACCTAGTTACCAATACTGGTAGTGTGTGGGATGGTACAAAACTTTCAGGTTCTTCTAAAGCATTTAAAAGAAGTATAATAGGAGACACAAGAAGAATAGACCAAAACTTTGGCGGTGATAAAGTATTTTATAAAGAAATACTCGCTAAACGACCAACCAAAAAAACATCTAGACTTAGTTTATACCACTACAACTATCCTAGAAAGGGAAGTCAAATGGATTTATGGAAAAGCAACGCAGAAGAGGTTGTGTTCTCGCAATACATGGACATAACAATATTTACAATAGCATATAATGGTTATGGTAGATACTTACCAACATGGATACTTAACATGAGACGACAATTAGTAACACCTAAAAAAGTAGTTATTGTTTTAGGCAAGAACCATGGGGCTGATTTAGAAGCAATGGAAGCAAGCTTTGGTTTTTTAGATCACAAAATAATATTCTCTGAAAGTGATAACATGGGAGAACTAAGGAACGAAGCTGTAAGGGTAATAGATACAGAGTGGCAGTTATATTTTAGTGCTGATGATAAGTTGTTACCAAATGCAGTACAAGAGATACAAAAACAGTCAAATGACTTTGATGCAGTAGCGCTTAGATTTATGGACGTACAATTAGACGGCAAAGCAATTGAAAGTTATAGTATGATAGTTGAACCACGTAAAATGTTCTTTTGGAAAACAATAGAGCCTGTTCCTGGATATATCGCAGTTAAGCATAAATGGGATGGAGAAGTATTATATTACGACGAGGACTTAGAAGTTCCTAACGTTTCTTATCTATTCAAATTAGCATATTTAGGGCTACGTATTACGGAAACAGCAAGAAAAGAAACTGTAAACAAAGAACTTAGATTTGAGCCAATAGATAACAAAATAGACACTGGCAAAAAGGTGTTTAACGAGTGTGCTATATACACAAGAAGAAGAGGAAGCCACGGAGATAAGGCAGCAATAAACAAAGATTATCTTATACTTAGAGCAGACTTAGATGTGTATGCAACCCTTTACTTTAACCTATGGTTAGAAAAATTAGAGAAGCAAGGAATTGAAAAAATTTGTGTTATGGCGCTATTCCCATTCACGGATAGAAAAACAGGTATATTTTATGATAAAGAAGAAGTATTCGATGCATCAATAGAATTTATAAGAAATATAACTAAAGAGAGAAAAAGATTGATAGGAATAATTAACACTTTCCAATAAGTATCATAAGAAGAGGGGATGACAAAATGACAGCAACTAAAGATGTATTTTTTGTACTAGACACATTTAAAACAGAGTTAGAGGATAGAGGGTATAAGGTTCTGTATTTAGGACTATATGGTTCTCAAAACTATAACCTACATGATAAAGAAAGTGATATTGATTGTAAAGCAATTATAATGCCATCACTACACGACATTATCTTTAGAAACACAGTTAGTACAACGATAAACACAGAGTATGGAGACATAGATGTAAAAGATCTAGTTACTTTCTACAGCGTTATAAGGAAAGGTAACTTTAGTTACATAGAAGCAATGGCTACAAAATACTGGATAGGGAATCAAGCTATTAAAGACATGTTAGGTGGTTACGAAGTTAACTTAAAAAGTGTGGTAGGAGCGGCGCATGAAAAAAGAAAAGCAATGCTTCATGAATACCCAAGCAAAAAGAAAGAGTTTAAGAAATTTGGGTATGATCCAAAACAACTGCATCATATATTAAGACTTAACCATATACTTGACAGTTTAGTATACTTAGGTGGCACATCTGCGTACATTACGTACGATGATGGTGATCCTGTCAAGAACTTCTTACTTACCTTAAAAAGAGGTACTAACGATACGATTGACACAGTAGAAAAGGCTGTTGACATGGCTGATGATATTATAGGTCAAATGAAAGAGCATTTACCAGATGATTATAAGTTTATACCAACCGACGAGACTGAAGAGATTAGTTCTTTTATAGAAAACGAAATAGTAGAGGATTTAAAACAATGAAGTATTACACAAGTGACTTGCACTTAGGTCACGCTAATATAATAGAATATGAGAATAGACCTTTCAAAACAGTGGAAGAAATGGATCAAGCGCTTATAAACAATTGGAATAACAAGGTTAAAAAAGGAGACGTAGTTTATATACTTGGAGACTTCGCTTTTTATAAAGAAGGAAAAAAGGTTAATAAAATATTACGCAAATTGAACGGACAGAAACATCTTATAAAAGGGAATCATGATTACTTTCTAAAAGACAAAGAATTTGATGAGACCTTATTTGTTTCTGTATCCGATTACAAAGAAGTAAAAGACACAGGAGAAAGAGTTGTTCTATTCCATTACCCAATAGCAGTATGGAACGGGCAGCATCATGATGTTATTCATTTATACGGACACATACATGGAAATCAAAATACAGAACATCCGCTTGACATTGCGCTAGAAAAAGCGTATAATGTAGGTGTAGATGTCAACAGCTTTGAGCCAGCAAGTTTAGATGAATTACTCGAGGTTCAAAATGGCTAAGACACCTAAAACAGTAGAGATGGAAAGACGTCTCAATAGTCACATATCAAAACAAGGAACCTTTCACTGCCCTGAGGTAACAATGGGCTGGTTTGGTAAAGAGAGAGTTGATTGGTTATCATACGACACAACCAAGACATTTAGATGTTTCGAAATCAAAGTAAGTAAGCGTGATTTCTACTCTGACTGCCATAACACTTTTGTAGGACACTATAATTACTATGTAATGCCAAAAGAGTTATATGAGATTGTTAAAGAAGATGTTCCAAAACACATCGGAGTATTGGTAGAAAATGAATACCCATTTGACTATATGTGGGGATCTCCACTAAGTAGTATAAAAAAGGCTAAGAAGCAACCCTTGCAACTAGATGAAGAGGATGTAAAAGATTACCTTATAAGAAGTTTATACAGAGAATCTAGTAAGTATAGAAAAGATAAGGATTTAAAAAGGCAAAACAAGAATCTAAAAGCGAACCTAGCGAGAGTCAAAAAATTGCTCACGTTATGCAGAGAGAGAGCGAAATAATATGGCGGCAAAGAAGATGGAAAAACCAGTACTGCTTGTACCAGTACATGCTAAGATTAAAACTATAGGATTAGTGGAAGACAATATTTCCGAAGCTAAAGAATATGCATTAGAGTTAAATAAATATTACTCTACACTTGTATTTACCAAAACTCAGGTAGCAGATGCTAAGAAAGAACGAGCAGCAGTTAATACAACAAAGAAGAAAATAGGGGCTTATAGAAAGAGCATTATTGCTGAATATAAAAGACCTATTGATTTGTTCGAAAGCACAGCAAAAGAAACAGAGAAGATATTAGAAGAAACTTCATCATTCATAGATGTTCAAGTAAAGAAGTATGAAGACGAAGTAAAAGCAAAGAAGAAAGAAAAAATAGAAAAACTGTTCAAAAAAGAAGCAGGTAAATTAACAGAATTTGTTAAGTTCGAAGATGTCTTTGACGAGAAATGGCTTAACGTAACTGTACTTATGCCAAAGGTAACTGTTCAACTTAATGATAGACTAAATGTAATTAGAACGGACATGAATGCCATAGGGCAACTAAATAGTCCCTTCGAAACCGAACTTGTGAATATATACACAAAAACATTAGATCTAGGTCACGTTATCATGGAGGACACAAGACTAAAAGAGCAAAAAGCAAGTATGGACAGATTAAAAGAAGAACAAGAAGAAGCAGATAGAAAAGCTCAAGAGGCCAAGGAGATCAGAGAAAAAAATGCTGATATTGCTTCGGCACAGGCCAATCTTGCAAAGGCAGAGGACATTTCTCCAGAAGCGATGGAAGAGGCCAAGGCTATATTACAAGATGTAGAACAAAGACCTATAATAAGCCAGACTATATTATTTAGAACGGCTTTGAGGATAATGGGGACAGATACACAAATGAAACAACTTAAGAAATTCCTATTAGATAGCAACATGAAATATGAAAAGATAGAAGAGGAGGTGGAATAACATGGGACCAGATATGAATAGCACTATGCATAATTGCACAGTATCAGTTGACAGTTGTGCTGATTTTGGTGGACTACTTGTTTCAGACGGAAATTTAGGACTGAGCTGGACACAACCTAAAAAAGAGATTAATCTTCCTGAGCATTATGTCATCAACAAAAAGGTGGTTATGCTTCAGTGGAAAGACGGAGAAAAAACAATCTTAAAATTAACAAAAGACGACAACTTCAATCTAAGATTAGGATTCTTAATAGCATACTTTCAAGAAACATCAGGATTATCAAAATCTAAAGCAAATAAATACTTAGACGCATTAGAAGAATCAGAAGTAGCAGTTAGAAAAGTTAAGAAAATAGCATCACCAGACGAGTTAGAAACTTTCTTTGAAGATCTAGTAGGTATGGTAGACACATCAGCATAGAAGAAGGGAAGGTTGATTAATATGGCAGGAATAGCAATAACACCACCAGCTGCACCATCAATGGAATTAGTAGACCAACCGGTTCTACCAGTACTTCCTATTAAAAAGAAATATCAAAAGGAAAATACTAGAACTAAAGACATTGGAGCCAATGCCGCAAAAAAACTTAAGAAGATAAAATACCTAGAGGACAGACTTCAAAACATGCACTATAAAGGTGTTTATGTAAGTAGTAAAATGGAGAACGCAGTTAAAGATAAAATAGAACACATAAAAAATACTATGAAAAGAGTTGATTAGTATGCAAACATGTTGCCCGAATTGTGGAGAGAATTACTGGACCATAGACGGAACAGTGGACCATTGTTTTAGATGTGGTTATGACCGTATTGAATCAGCGAAGAATAGACTTACCAGAGAGAACAATGCACCTACTGGATGGATATGTCCTGTGTGTGGATCTGGAGTAAGTCCATATAAGGACTCTTGCCCGGATTGTAGAAGATGGGATGTGACGTGTTATTAATGATAATGAAGTAATAATCGCTGAATTGACCGCAGAGTTAGATGCTGCAAACGCAAAACTAGAAAAGTATGAAGGTATGAGAACCAGAGAAGAAGTAGAAGAAAAAATGGAATACGTTAGTGATACATGCCTTCCAGTGTCGCCTGTACATCAGCTATCGTGTAGCTGGCAGGTTAACATAGCCCTTGACTGGGTGTTAGGAGAGTAAAGTATGTTAACAGAAGAAAACCTTGATATAACTAGTGAGTATATGAAAATCATGTGTGACTTCTATGGTGAAGACCAAATTAACATACAAAAGGTAGCCGATAGTGAAAGACGAAAGCTACATAACTATAGAGATATAAGTATTGACAACAAAGAAGCAATGGAAGAGAAGTCGGTTGTTTGTGAAAACGGCGCTGAAGAGGCTATTATGGCAATGTTAACTAACGACCTTAAACTAGAAATAGACCACTCACTTAATATAATAAATAAGGTCAGAGAAGATTTAGCATTACCAACAACAACCAAGTTTATGTATATACCAGCCAATGATTTAGTTGGATTCAGAAAGATGGCATGCAAATCATTTGCATTGTTTACCCCGTTCACATACGACAGCATTATAAATAAATGCATCTCTCACAAACTTCGAAGCTCTTTAGAAGATACGCCAAGCACATGGTATGATGTGGATCACATATTCGCATTTGATTTTGATGCAAAATACATAGTACGTGAATATTTAGATAATATGTACATACATATAAAATTACCAATAGGTGACATGTTTATAAAAACAACATACGAAAAGAAATGCTTATTAAATTATACAGATAAAATAGATAGCTTGTACAAACAAGTATTACAAAAAGAAAAGCTTCTTAAAAATGAGGCGTTCGTAAAGAACTCCCCAAGAGATGTATATAAACAATCTTGTGAGGCATACAGCACACTTATAAGAGAGTTAGAAGCATATAGGTCCATAATGGGCGTATTACCAAAGTATAAAGAGTTTAAAGAGGGTTATTAAAGGAGATGAAATAATATGGAAATTAAAGTAGTAATGGAGAAAGAAGTTTACGAAAGCGATATGCATAAAATGTTTGAAAGCCTAAGTGACGAAAAGAAAGAAGCAATCGTTAAAGAAGCCTTCAAAGAATGGTTTGCAAGTGATAACTTTAGAGAAAAAAGTACTGGGAGTTATAGCAGCACTAAAGAATTGACATCTAAAGGTGAGTTTGTGAACGATATTGTAAAAACATTGAAGAAAGACCTTGACAAGTACTATGAAGATGTGATATTATCTGAAGAGGATATTGTTAAAGTGAAAGACGAATGTGTTGATCACATTAGAAAGAACATAGGGAACATAACAGCACACGCCATGTCTCGTTCAATAACAGATAAAATATTTCAGGACAGAGACCAATTAAAATGGGATATTGTTAGTGAGATTAGACAGAGCAATCAATACTAAAGAGGTGGAACAATGAGATTTTACGTAGAGTATTGTGACTTAGCAATGTTTGTAATAGACACAGATGAAAAAGGGCCGTTGTATTCTTATGATGTAGAAGACGCCGCAGATATAACAGATCCAGTTACACAAATGATGTTGTGGGAAACAGGGCACAACACTATGGAGAAAACACTAGTCTACACAAAGAAAAACTAAGGAGACTCGTATGAATGACAAAACAAGTATTATAATAGTAAGAGACGAAATGATTAAACTAATGGATAGCCTAGCTATACCAGATGAAGATAGAGAAGAGATATCCGAAGATATGGGCTGCTTCATGCAAGACGAACAGCACTATAATGCTAACATAAAGATATTGAAGAAGACAGCCAACTTCCAAAAAAAATGGTATAACCAATAGTACCAAGAACAAAGATATATGTAAAGAAAGGAGACTAAAATTATGACAGGACAAGTAAAATGGTTTAATGACTTAAAAGGATTTGGATTTATAACTGGAACAGACGGAACAGATTATTTCGTGCATTTCTCTCAAATTCAAGGCGAAGGCTTCAAGACTTTAAAAGAGAATCAAGAAGTTACATTTGAATTAGAAGAAAGCGACAAAGGACCACAAGCAATAAACGTTAACGCAGTAGTATAACTATGGCATAAAGCGAGAGATGATTAAGTCTCTGTAAAATATAGAGGGGCTTATGGCCTCTTTTACTTATAAAAAAGGAGAGATAATATGACAGACAAAGAATTTGAAACAGATTTTCCAGTGGCTGCGGCAGCTGAAAGAAATAACGGTAGAAGAGTTGACGGCATAACTCTGCTTATTATGATTAGAGATGGTGAGATAGAAGATGGAACTAAGATCTTGATTTTTAATGATCGGGACGAAGAGAGCCCTATTATATGCATTAAAGGAAAATTAAAATGGCGAGATCTACCAGAAAGATTTGTTCAATATAATACTTTTATTGACAATGAGTTTGTAATCATAAAAAACAAAAATGAGAAGGTGGAGAAGTTGGAAACACAATCGGAATACGGTAGTGGTGCTAGTGATTATGATATTATAGAAAAAATCAACGAACTAGTCGTAATCATAAATGAATTGAAGGGCTCTAAAAATGTTTAATGAACTAATTAAATGGTTGGAAGAACAATTAGACGAAGCAGGAAGACATTATATGTCGGGGGACGACGAAGAATCAAAAATACATAACGACAAGATAGACATGATAGTACATTCTTATATCCATGTGTTATGCCATATTGATCCTGAATATAATATAGAGGAGAAATAATATGTTAGATAAAAAGATGAAGAAATACATAACAGACCTCGATACTAATGTAAGAACTATGGGCTTGTTGAGCTGTATAAAATGTGTTAACGAAACACCTGAGTTTGTACAAGGAATGTTAGACGCAATCTTCGAAAAATCTCTGGAGAGTATAGAGTTAATTTATAAAATAGAGGGGAAGAAATAATATGGATAAATTCGAGATGGTTCAAAAAATGCGACAACTGCATGAGTTATTAGCAGATACTAAAATGAGTGAAATATACTTTAACGAGTATAAACACAGAATAAACAAAGATAACAATGCTATATTATATGTTGTACCAAACTCAGAAATGAGACAAAACTTATTTAGATTTTTTGTAGACGGCGGAGCTGTACTAAATAGAACACCTTGGTGCGCCAATTTCTGCGGGCAAACAATATACGTAACTACTGTAGAGGAAAGACAAATGGGAAGAGAGTTCGGACATGTTGTATTTATATATGACCTCGATGAATATTACGGAAGGGATGAAGAAAAATGAAAAGTTATTTAGGAGAATGGGAAGTTAGAATCATGGCCATGGCAACATCTTTTAATAAAAGAGTATTCATGTTTAAAAACACAAGTACTCACACAACATTTTTAACACATGAAGGATTGCAAAGAACTTTCGAACACGGCATGGAAAAAGACGAAAACGAAGTCTATTTTGCAGAGATGGAAGAAGAGCAGTTACAAGCCCTTGCTAACGCGATGGCTACTGCTGGTATTAAGACACCTAACGATAGTAAAAACGAGGGTCTATTAGAAGCCACAAGATATCATTTGGAAGATACTAGAACGCTATTAAAGTTAAACAAGTAAGGAGGGCTAGATATGTTTAGATTTGAGATAAAAGGAAAAACAAATAACGTATTAAACATAAACGATGATACAGATTATAGGTACGATCATGCATCGTATAATATAGAAATAGAAAGCCCTTACATAACATTAGAGCATGTAGGCAGAGATTGGGTACTAACAATAGATAACGACTATTATCAGTTTGTAAAGAGCTTCTTCGCTAAACACAGTGCTGATAGATTCCTGCACAACAATAAGATAAAAGAGTTCGACTATGTATCAAGTAGCGGAAAATCCTACAAAAAGAAATGGGACACAAAGAGACAAGGGTATTATAAAATATGAAAGACTTCACTACAGAAGAATACATACAAAATGCTATAAAGACATTAGCGAGTAATAATGCCCCAGCTTACAAGAGGCAATATATAGGAACTATAGAAGAGATCGACTATGTATGTAGAATGTTAGGCGACGGTTTAACAGATGAAGATAGAAACGATCTAAAAGATAAGGGCCACATTAAGAAGCACAGTATTATATTTATAAAAGATTTTCCATTACCACGTTATTAAGAAGGAGAGATAATATGAATTTATGGATAAGAAGTCAAGATAGAAAGACTTTAGAACGTGTAGACAGTGTAACACTAGACAACAATAGGGTTGTCACAAGAGATTGGGAGAGAGAATTGGGAGATTATAAAACAGAAAAAAGAGCATTAGAAGTTATGGATGAAATACAAAGCGTACTACTCAATTTTGATAAAGTAGGTTACACCGACCCATACAAAAATGTGTACACAGGCGGTAATTTCTGTATTTATGAAATGCCGAAGGGGAGATAATTATGAAAAGCAGCACAAAAACACGCACAATTAGAAAATTTGTTGGTGACTATGTAGATGAAGAGATAAAAGAAACTATGTATACATCTGACGACGGGAAGTGCACATCAAAAAATAAGAGACAGATAGAAGATTATGAGAACTGCCAAGAGAAAGAAAAAGAAGTGTATCATAAGACACCCATAGCTTTAGAATATACAGAATGGTACTTTGATTTCGCTTACTACCTAGAGGACGAGGCAGCAAAGGAAGACTTCGAAACTAGATTCAACCGTTGCGACGTAACTGGAGAAGTACCTATAAAGAAATGGTTTATATATAGTACAGAAGATGGCGGCGACTATTACTCTGAATATAATACAATATACCTACTAACAGATATACTTGATGATATGAACAAAGATATAAAAGAGATCAACCGCATAACAAGCAAGTAAAGACCGCAGGTCTTTTTTTTATGTCTTAATGGCTGGCGCATTTCTCCATGAGGGGCGGCGGGAAGGATGGGTACAATATGTACATACCCATGTAACAAATCTTCTATAGCTATTAGAAATTCTGTTACCCTCTTTTTCACTACGTAGCACAAGCGGAATTAAATGTGCCAGAATGTAATTCCCAAAGGGGGTGGCGGCTATAAGAGTCATTAGAATCCTTATACATACAATAACGTGATTAATAACCCTATAAAGCCTCTAATTATGTGAACCATTATAGTTCTACACGCATACCCTCGTAAACCCTTATAGTTCTAATGTGTACAGCCTTTTCCTTATAGGACCCTTTAATTTTTTTAAAATTTTATTTCACCCGCTGTCCTTATAGCCTGTCCCCCCACCCCTGGATCAAATCGCTTATAGAGGGTAAAAAAATGATACACTTTCCTCGAGATGCAGTGTATGTACGGTATATGAAGTGTAAAGGTAACCGTCAAGTCAATGTAAAGGGCGTCAAGCAAGGTGTAAATGGACACGGTGCTTAACATATTATTTACAGTGTAAAGGCATTGTATATGTAATTATATTTAGAATTCATTAGTATATATAAGGGGGGAGGCATACCCTCTTTAATTCGCTATACATACACACCAAAGACCCTATAAATAAACCCCCTATATATGCCCCTACCCATACCCCTTTAATGCCTACCCATATATAAGGGCATACCCTTATTTTAAGACCACCGCCCCCACCATAGAGGCACACCCATTATATTAGAGGCATTATATACCCCCTACTATACAACCACCCACTAGCACCCCTTAAAATGCCCCTATATGCCCCCCTATATATGCCCACCTATTAGACCCCCACCCCTTAAAGTGGAGGACAACCACCCATAAAAGGGGCAAAGTGGGGGCGAAGTGGTATAATACCCCCTATAAATAGCACCAAAGTGGGGGAAAACTTCATATATGGGGCAAAAGTGGGGGGAAAGTGTCAATATAGGGCATATTCTTAACGGAAAACCCCAAAAACCATACAAAAACCTATTGATTTTCTACGATTATGCATTTTGCCCTTATACTATAACGATTTAAAACCAT